GATCTAGGTGAGCAGTAGGTGGAGTACATCGGAGCATAGAACGTACACCAAACGTAGGTTTAAAGGGATGTATCAGCTACTAAACAATGAGGGGGGAAGTGTTGCTAAGTTGATATGTCTCCCATAGATCTGGAGTTTGATCTCAAACGTAAGAAGATGTACGACGTACTAGATGCTGACAAGTGGCAAGACTACATAAGCTCACTGGATGATCCTTCACTTGTTACTAGTAACAGGTACATCAACACTCGTCCCATCAAAGACAAATGGGATCCTGAAATTGTTATTTACTGACTGGAGTCTTACATGATTGAAAACGATAAAACATTCTTTATCAACCGTGTTCTTTATGTCCTAGCATTTATTGCTTTAATAATCGTATGGTTGACAGCATGAATACTTACAAATGCTTTTATGACCTTGGATTTGTAGAAGTCCAAGCTGATGACAAAGAAGAAGCCGCTGAGAAAGCGGCTCTTTTGTTTGGACTAGGACGGAAGTCATGGTTTGTCAAAGCCTATTTGATGTAACTAGACGCTCCTCTCAGCAAGCTGCACGCCAGCAGAGCTGGCATTTGCTTGCGATGTCGTCGCTCCCATATCTAAGCGGGCTTGTCGCCTGCCCGCCTCAAGCGGGGGCAGTCGCCTTCACCCTTTACCTTTCAACATTGGAGATAGCTATGAACAGCAAAGACGTATTAGATTTAATTGACGAAGCCAACTGGGAAGACAGTGATAAAGTAGAAAAACTCACTCTCGAAGAAGCTGGTCTAGAAGAACGTAATCCCAACGATGATGCTTTCTTGTCTGGTATTCACGCATACATCAACTGGTTCTACGATGGGATGCAATCTGAATTTGACGTTTAACTTTACATCTATACCCAATTGGACCGCCAGTTGGGTATGTAGGTAATGTTGCCTGATACGGAGGATGAAATGGAAGCTATGCTATCCACTCTCTACGCTGCTGCTACTGAAGCTTTGGTTTCAGAAACGTCAGCTACGAGTACCTTTGAAAAGATGATTGCTGTTGCTTATACACATAGCACAGTGGATACCTTTGCAAAAGAACTCAAAGACACTGAGAAACAGATCAAGAAAGACTATGAGATCGGCTCTATGCCTGGTCCCTGGCGTTCTGCTAAGTCTGTGATTCAGAGTGCTATGAAGCTAAGCATCAGCTTAGTGGATGACAACGGAGGCTATCGTGGTAAATCTGCTCTACAGCAGAAGATCAAGGAAGCTAAACCAGTCAAGGAAGACATGACCAACCAAGAGTACGCTGACAAGATCATCAAGTCTCTGATGCAAATACCAGAAGAGCTTGATGCTAAGACAGTGTTTGGCTTGGTCAAAGACTACGTTAACTCTAGCTATTAAACATGCTCACAGACGGTATCCAAGTAATGAAGTATTGCAGAGCCAGCGCAGGTCGTGCTGGTTTATCTGTAGTATTTGAAAACGTAAACCAACCAAGACATGACGGTTCTACTGTCTATCTTCCACGGATTACGTACAAGACTACCGAAATGGAACTGAAGCAACTGATGGCATCTGTGGATCACGAAGTGGCTCACGATAAATTCAGTTGCTTTGATGTTCTTAAAGAGAAATCCGCTAATCCAAAGGGTTTGCTGATGTTTGTGTGGAACTTCTTGGAAGATTCACGCATCAATGTCATCGAAGCTAATGAATACAACGGTTTCAAAGAGAACTGGGATGCTTGTAGCTCTGTATTGGTCGAAGACATCTTGTTGAAGACCAAGAAAGAAGCTCCTACAGCTACCTCAGTGCTCGTTGAGTCTCTTCTGTACTGGGAATCCAAGATCTCAGCTTACAACTTCCCCAAAATTGAGTTAGCTGCTAGTCGTGCTACTCCCAACAAAAAGATTGTCGATGTTCTTAGTAACTTTACTGATCGTCTTGTACATTGCCATGAGATTATCGAAAAGAGACTAGGCACTGAAGCAACCTTCAAACTCGCTGAAGACATCCTCAAAGAGCTTGGTGATAAGTGCCTTGAAGAAATCCCCAAACCTATGCCAAAACCTGAAGGCGGTGAAGGTGAAGAGGATGGAAAAGGTGAGAAAACATCTGGTGAATCAGGTGGAACTGGAGACTCCAAAGGAGAAAAAGGTTCTAAGAAAGATGATTCTGACTACAAGATCATCGAAGTGGTTGTTACTGAAGAGGACTTGAACAAGTACTCTATTACGATTCCTGAAGAGTCAGGTATGAGTAAGGTTGGTATCAACTTCAAGCCTGTGAAGAGCGATAGAAGCGATTGGGATCTGACTGACTTCAACAAGTTTGTGGTAGTTGACTATCCCAAAGGCACTGGAGCTGAGAGGTATCGAACAAGCAAATATGCAGTAGAGATTGAGAAAGAGTATGAGTGGAGAGTGGTTCCCAAACTAATCTCTCAAGAAAACTTTGCTCAACAAGTACGGCGTTTGATTCAGATCCGAGCTAAGGTTCAACGAGTCTATGGTGTCAAGAAAGGCAAGCTAGATCAGTCACGACTGTCTCGCATCTGCTTCAATGCTCCTGGATTCAATGAGCGTGTGTTTAAGAACAAGATCGAGAACAAAACACTAGATGCAGCTATCACCGTATTGGTTGATAAATCTGGTTCTATGTGTGGTGAGAAAGATCTGTTTGCTATGGCATCGACTTTGCTTGTCAATGAAGTCTGTTCAACTTTGAATATTCCTTTGGAGATTCTTGGTTTTACTGATGACTACAACAAAACAAGTGTCGAGCGTGTCATTGCTCCTGTGATGTATGTTTACAAAAACTTCTCTGACATTAAAGTCAGTGACGAGGATTTGAGAAAGTACTATGGTATGAGCAGTAGATTCATGCACGGCAATCCTGATGCTGAGAACATTCTTTGGGCGCATGATCGTTTGGTCAAACGCAAAGAGAAGAAGAAGCTATTGATTGTCATGTCTGATGGTAGTCCTGCTGCAACTAAAGGTGGCAGTGGTATCGGTAGGTTCACAGAGAATGTGATTCGTGAGATTGAAGCGTCTAAGGACGTTGAGATCTATGGTTTAGGTTTGTGCAGCGATTCAGTTGAGCACTATTACAAAGCTAACAGCGTTGTAAATGAGCCACAAGACATCCCTGTCAAATTGCTTGAGTTAATAGAAAGGAAGATACTGCGATGACAAGTCCAGCAACTATCACAGGAACCATCGGTTCTCCTGTGCCTGCATCTCCACCCAAAGTGGAAGATCTGGTCAAGAAAGCTTTGAAGGAAGCTCTTGATAAACGTAAAACAACAGAACCTGTGTTACCAGTAACAATGACAGAAGAAGAAACCGAAGAGTGTGGCGTAGAAACAACAGTTTTTACAAAAGTAGAGTTGAAAGACTCTCAGTCATGGCTTTCTGATGTCATTGGTATCAAGGTTGACGAGAAGGAAGACTTCCCTGTCACATCTTTTGATGGGTATGCTTGGGATGAGCGTATTTCTTCATTCATTCCAGACATAAATTACAGCTATGTAATTGACAAAGAACTTGCGACAAACATCTTACGAGCTTGGGAACTCAATGAAAAAGTACTGTGTTTTGGGCCTACGGGAGCTGGCAAATCTAGTCTTATTGAGCAGCTTTGTGCTCGCACTGGTCGTCCTTTCGTTCGGGTTAATTGCACTGGGGATATGGATAGCTCAATGATCTTTGGTCAACTAACCGCTAAGGATGGTTCGACACATTGGGTTGATGGTGCAGTAACAGAAGCCGTTCGATATGGTGCTGTGTTCGCATGGGATGAGTGGGATGTCACACCTCCAGAGATCTCAATGGGTCTGCAATGGCTCTTAGAGGACGATGGCAAGCTCTTCTTGAAAGAAATGCCTGGCAGTACCACTGAGAAACAAATCGTTCCTCACGAGCATTTCCGTATCGTTGCTATTGGTAACACACAAGGTCAGGGTGATGAATCAGGTGCTCATGCAGGCACTAACGTTCAGAACTCGGCTACACTCGACCGCTTCGGCACTGCTGTCTACATTGATTACTTGCGCCCTGACATTGAGGAAAAGATGCTCAAGAATAGGTTCTCAACTATCAATGCAAAGGCTATCAAAGAACTTGTCAAACTTGCTAATCTGATTCGTACTGGCTACAAAGCTAGTCAGTTCAGTTTAACGATGTCTCCTCGTGCTTTGTTTAGCATCTGTCGTAAGACAACAGCAGGTTGTTCACTCAAGCAAGCATTTGCTTTGGTGTATCTCAACAAGCTGAATGACACACAACGTAAGGTTGCTGACGAGTTGTTCACCAAGGTGTACGGCAAGAACGCTTAAACCTCAAAACCACAAGGCTCTCCTACGGGAGAGCTTTCTATTTTGAGTTTTAGAGAAACACATGATTGATCGCAAACTAATCCTAGCCAATGCTCCTAGTAACATAGGAAAGCAAGTCAACGTCAACCACGTTGGCTGCGAAGCAGGCGAAGACAAGAAGAAACGCCTGTACATCAAGCGTACTGAGAAGGGACTGGTTGCCTACTGCCACCACTGTGCTGAATCAGGCTTTGCCAAGGATGGTGACACCAGGCTAAGCACTTGGGTATCTGGCAAGAAAGATACAAGTGTTGTAAAAATACAACAGAAGCCTGAGCTTGGTCCTCTGAGTATTGGAGGCAAGATGTGGCTCCTTGAGAACCACTGCACAACAACAAGCAAGCTGTTCTCTGGGATCGTTGATGATCCTAAGAAGGTAGCTATGGCTCTACAGAATGAGTTCGGCGTAGTGCTAGGTTGGCAGATGCGTAACCTCACACCTGATGCTGTGCCTAAGTACACAACGTACTACATCGACAACAAAACAAAAGGTGAAGCTGCTTGGTTCCACAACGGCAGCAAAGTTCTTGTAATCACTGAGGACTATCTCAGTGCTTATCGTGTCTCTCGTGATGTTGGTTACTCCTCAATGGCGTTACTAAGAACAACACTCACAGACAAGACACTGATGCAAATCTACGGCATGGGATTCAGCGAGATATATGTCTGGCTTGACTCCGATGAAGCAGGTGTTAAGGGAGCAACCAAAGTGTCAAAAGCACTGCGGTTCTTCCTGCCCTCTGATGTGAAGCTGATGACGATTCATTCCGATGATGAGCCTAAGCACCTCACACCAGAACAGTTAGAAAAGAAATTTTTATAAAGGAACAAGATGGACTACGACGTTCTCTACCTTTGCTCTCAGAGCAAGGAGAACCTATCAAAGTACAAGCGGTACATCAAGCCGCATGTGGTGATGAAGGAAACAAGCATTGTCCTTGACGGGATGGAGCGTTACTTCAAAACATTCCCAGGTGTTGCAGAACTTAACTGGGATTCTTTCTCTGCATACTTGATTGCAGACCAAAGCAAACGATTGACTGACGATGCTATTGTTAAGCTTCGCATGACGCTTACTAAAGCAAAGACGTTTGAACCACACTGTGCCCATGAGGAAGTAGTCAAGACTCTTATCGAGTTGGACTACCTTGCCAAGATCATGGAAGAGTGTGAGAAAGTAAAAGAAGGTGAGAGTGACTTAGAGCACGTACATATCCTTGCAACCAATGCGTTGAAAGACGTAGAAAGGTACATTGAGAAAGATGATCTTTTTGTCTCTGCTGATTTATCAGCTATCTCTGATCGTATTACTAGTTCTGGTTATGAATGGCGCTTGGATGTTCTCAATCGTTCTCTCGGTCCCCTTCGTACAGGAAATTTTGTTATTGTGGCTGCTCGTGTAGAGGTTGGTAAGACAACATTCTTAGCAAGCGAAGTCAGCTACTTGGCACAACAACTACCTGCTGATCGTCCTGTCGTATGGATCAACAACGAAGAAGAATCTTCTGTTGTGTTCTTCCGTATTGTTCAAGCAACGCTTGGTCAAGAGTCCAAGGTCATCATTGCTGATTCAAAAGCAGCAATGGAAACCTACACAACCATGATGGGTGGCAACAAAGACAAGATCCGTGTGACCAAGGACACCAACAACATGCGTGACCTTGAGACATTGTTCAAAGAAGTTAACCCTGGACTCATCATCTTTGACCAGCTTGACAAAGTTGATGGTGTTAAGAGCGATGAGCCAGAGCATCTAAGGCTTGGTAAGTTGTACAAGTGGGCACGAGAACTTGCAAGAACGTATGGCCCAGTTATTGCAGCATCACAATTGTCTGCTGGCGCTGTGGAATTGAAAGATCCCCCATTCATTGGTCTTGACTCTCTTCGTGGATCTAAGACTGACAAACCAGGTGAAGCAGATGCCGTACTTACTATTGGCAAGTACAAAGAACCTAAGTCACCAGAGGAAGAAATGATCCGAACAATCAATGTTCCTAAGAACAAGTTGCCCGGTGGTGGAACTAAACAAATGGAGTCTGAACGACATGGACAGTACCTCGTCACCATTGATCCCATCAGAGCAAGATATGAGTAGACATCCTAAGTACAGTGCTGAAGCTGCAAGGCTAAGAGCAGCAACTTGGAAAGATCCTAGATCTGATGCGTATACGTATCTGTCGAGCACATCTACAGATGCAGATCGTAAAGATATGGATGCAAAGATTCGTAAAGAGTACGACTCGTTGTTTGATGCAGCCAAACTCTCTGGTCTTCCAGTTACTTGGTCTACTGTTGCCCCAACAACATCTTGGTCAGCAGTCAAAGCTGTTAAAGGAGAGTTACCTATGAATCCGTTCTTAGATAAAGTTGTGAAGATGGAGTACGTAGGTAGCAGGGTAACCTGCTCACCAGCTCCAACAGACACAGATGAAGATGTTTTGCTGCTTACTGATGATCTCAACACCTTGATTGGTGACTGTATCGAGGTAGGTTTTACACGAGATGGTGACACCAAAACATCTTACCCAGTTGGTTTTGTTTCGTTGAGAAATGGAACAATGAATTTTATTGTTACTGATAACGAGGAGTTTTATAAGAAGTTCATGCTTGCAACACACGTATGCAAGTTCCTGAACCTGAAGAGTAAGGTAGATAGGATCTGTGTATTTCAAGCCATCTTGTATGGCAATGAATATGGCGGAGTTATCACAACGTCTAAAGAAGACACACCGTTTTAACCAAGAAAGGAACGTGGAAAACCATGACCACGATGCCAACATTTGTAGCTATTGACGTTGAGACTACTCTCAATGGCAATGAAGAAGTGGGACTAGCTCACCCTATGCACCCTGACAACAGAGTTGTTGCTTGGGGTATTCACAAAGACGTTCCGTTTTATGACCCACAAACTACATATACTGAGGCTGTGTTTGAAGCACTAGTCGAAGCATGTCTGCCTGACATGGTTATTTGTGGACACAACTTAGCCTTTGATTTGATGTACTTGTACAAGAATCCCAAGCTAAAAAGTTTGCTGCAAGAACGGAAGATCTGGGACACACAGTTGGCTGAGTACATCTTGAGTGCTCAACAAACCAAGTGGTCTAGCCTTGATGAGTTGTCTATCAAGTATGGTCTGCCTGTCAAGGACGACACCATCAAGAAGTATTTCCAAGCTGGCTTAGGTTCTGACAAGATCCCTCCAGAGGAATTGATTCCTTACTTGGAACAAGATGTTACTAATACCACAGCTATTGCTAAGAAGCAGTGGCAACGTGCTGTCGATCAAGGTCAGTTGGTCTTGATTGAAACACAGATGGAAGCACTGCACGCTACCACTGAGATGCAGTTCAATGGCTTGCACATTGATCGCATGGCTCTCGACAAGTACACACTTGTTGTTGTCAATGAGTATGTGGATGTCAAACTTAACTTGGAAGACTTAGCAACAGGCCATGTAGAGGACATTAACAGTCCTAAGCATTGGTCACAGTTCTTTTTTGGTGGCACTAAGAAAGTCAAGGTCAAAGAGGAAGTAGGCTTCTACAAGAATGGCAAGGTTAAGACCAAGCTGATGGAGAAAGAGATCAAGCTTGAACCATTCATCAAGTACACACCTGATCCTGACAAGGTGTCTGCTAAGACTGGGCAAGTGTCTGTCGATGACTCTGTACTCAGTGACATGCTGAAGCACACGTTCGATAAGAAAGCTATTGCAATCATCGAAGCGTTGCTCAAATATCGTGAACTAAGCAAGCAACTATCTACCTATGTGCAAGGCTTGAGTAAGCACATCATAGGAGACTTCATACACGGCAAGCTAAATCACACAGCAACTGTTACAGGTCGCTTGTCTTCTACCAATCCCAACTTGCAGAACATCTCTAACAACCCTATCAAACAGATCTTCAACTCACGTTGGAAAGATCGTGGTGTGATCGTGGAGATGGACTTCAATCAGCTTGAGGTTGTTGCTCTTGCTCACGTAACTGGAGACTTGCAATTGATTGCTGACATCTCTAGTGGCACAGACATTCACAGTGCTCTGTACAAAGCTATGTTTGGTCGTAACCCTACCAAGGAAGAGCGTAAACCATTCAAGGCTAGAACATTCCAATTGATCTATGGTGCTGGTGCTAAGGCTATTAGCAAGTCTGCTGGTTGTAGTCTTGACGAAGCTAAGAAGTTTGTTGATGTGTTCTACACTCGCTATCCCCTGGTCGGTAAGTGGCACACAGAGTTTGCAAAAGAAGTAGAAACTAAATCTAAGTACGAGCTTGATGAATCAGGTTTGCATGAGAAGGTTAAGACATACATCTACAAGACAGAGACTGGTCGTCGGTTCTGTTTCAAGGAGTATCACAGCGATAGTTCGTGGTCTACACGTAGCTACAACTTCAGTCCAACTGAATTGAAGAACTATCCAGTGCAAGGTTTAGCAACAGGTGACATTGTTCCAATGATGTTGGGCATTATGTTTCGGTTGTTGAAAGGGCGGGAGGATGTGAAGATGGTTAACACCATTCACGACTCTCTTATGTTTGATGTCAAGCTGGATGCAGCAGATGACTTTGTGAAAGGAATGACAGAGCTATTGCAGAACACACACGTTTACTTTGAGAGTATTTTTGAGAAGCCTCTGGCACTGAAGCTCAACGCAGGTGCAAGTGTAGGTATTAATTGGTTTGAAATGAAAGAACTTTGATATGACAATGATGACAGGTATCGTAGAAGCAGTTTCTACAAAAGATGTAAACACTAAGTTTGGCTTGAAGCCAACCTTCTCTATGAAGGTCAATGGCAGTTGGGTCAAATGTGGCTTCAAATCTCACAACGCATCTGTTGGTGACGAAGTAGAATTTGATGGCAACACAGGTACATACGGCATGGAAACTAAAGCCGTTAACATCATCCGTAAAGGTGCAGGTGCTCCTCCTCCAGCAGTAAGTGTTACTAGTAGCACAGCAGGTGCTGCACCTAAAGCTTACGGCGGTTACAAAGAAAAGGTGTTCCCTATCCCTGCTTTGCATGGTGATCGCTCTATCGTTCGTCAGAACGCATTGGCTCGTGCAACAGATGTCTTTATTGCAGCTCGTGGTGGTAAGCCATTTGAGTTGGATGAATCTACATTCAACTTGGTGATTGGCTTTGCTCGTAAGTTTGAAGCTTACACAGCAGGTGATCTTGACATGGCTGAAGCAGTAGCTGAAGCAGCAGCAGAGTAAGTTTATGAGGGCTGTCAAGCCAGCATTCGAGGATGTTTCTGTAGGGAATTTTCTGGCTTTCTGCCCTACCTAGACGAAACCAAATCGAGGCCCTCACCTTTAAGGAGATAGAAATGTTCTTCTGGAACAAAGACAAAAAAGAGATTGAAACTGAATTAAATTTCTTGCGTATGCGTAGTAGTTTGCAGGCAGATGTTCTTGAAGATCTAACAGCACGCTTAGATCGTTATGAACAGATCTTGCTACAGCTAGGTAAATACGGATTTAAAAAAGATGGTTCACCCAAAGCTAAGCCAGGACGAAAGGCAGGATTCTAATGAGAGCACTGATAGATGGGGACATACTGGTTTTTCGTGGTGCTTGTAGTGCCATCAATGATGACCAGTGGGTAGCATTAGCTAGAGCTGACAAGATGTTGCATGACATTCTTGAAGATGTTGGAGCTACTTCTTACCAAGTGTATTTAACGGGAAGCGGTAACTTTCGTAGAGATCTAACTCCCAGTTACAAAGCACACAGACCTGATGAACGACCACAACATTGGCAAGCAGTACGTGACTTCTTTGAGAAGGAACACAAAGCTATTGTCTGTAATGGTTGGGAAGCAGATGACCAAATGGGTATCGACCAAGACAAGGTAGGACAGACCACAGTGATCTGCTCTATCGACAAAGACTTGTTGCAGATCCCAGGCAGGCATTACAACTTTGTAAAGAAGGAAGCGCAGATAGTCCCTCCTGAACAGGGTAGGAAGTTCTTGTACCTTCAGAGCTTGATTGGTGACAAGAGTGACAACATCATCGGGGTAGCTGGCATTGGCCCAGTAAAAGCAGAGAGAGCTTTAGCAGAGCTTGAGACTGAGGAAGAGTGGTACGAGAAGTGCCGTGAACTCTATAACGATGACGAGCGTTACCACCTCAACCTACAACTGTTGTACATCTGGCAGAAACCAAACGACAAGTGGGAGCTGCCACAGGCAAGCGACCCCACACCTACAACAACACAACAGGAACAAAACAATGGCTAAATTACCTTACACCTACACAATATGTCCAGACCAAGAAGCTCCCAAACAATTTACAGCAAGCTGTAAAGATATGGGAGAGTTGTTGCGGCATAGTCCAAATGGCGATTTGACTATTAATCAAAAACAAATGGCTACGTGGGATATGTGGTCAGGCAATCACATGGGTTTTATTGAGGAAGCATTGCACGCTATGGCTACAAAAAATAAGGAACAACAATGACACAAGAAATAAACATGCAGCACATGACTATGCGAGAGTATGTGTCCATTGCTATCCTCAGTGAGATGACTACCAAGAAAGAAATTTGGGATGCTCTTGCTGAAGGAACTACCGACGCTAGGGCTGTTGTCAAGCAGAGTTTTGCTTGGGCAGACGTTTGGATGCTAGTCCGAGAGGAGCGTAATGCCAAGACCTAAGCGACATCTGCAATCAGCCTACCGCAGTGGGCTGGAGCAGAGATTTCAAACAGCTTGCGAAGCTAACGGATGGAACCTTCCATACGAAGCCAGCAAGATTAAATACGTGATCCCTGCAAGCAACCACACCTACACACCTGACTTCACAGTTACTAGTAACGTTTACATTGAAACAAAAGGACTGTGGACAGGAGCCGATAGGAAGAAGGCAGTGCTCATCAAAGAGCAGCACCCAGAGATAACCATTCTCTACGTGTTGCAACGCAACCAGGGGTTGTCAAAGAAGAGCAAGACCACCTACCTTGACTGGGCAGATAAAAACGGATTGGATGCCTGCATCTTTGCAGACAAGGATCACTGGATCAACTTTATAAAGAAACACATCACATGAGTAGTAAGACCCCCTTGCAATACTTCAAAGAGATAGCAGATGTATCTCGTGCTCAGTTTGCTATGCCCGTGCCTGCTAAAGACAGCATCCATGAGCGTAGTATCTACCGCACAGGAGATGGAGATTATGTGCAGCCACTACGTCCAGGGAGTCAGGATCACAAGTTGTGTCCTTCTCGTGGGTTGTTAGCAAGCACAAGTTCTTAATAACAAGGAGACTGATATGGGACCATACGATCAAGGATGGAATGCTGCGTTAGATGAGATAGCTAGGCGCGCATCTCTGCTGCCCTTTAACAAGGACACACAACAGAGCATGGCTATTTGGGTAAAGGAAGCAAAGCGTATGCCCCTTAATATGTCAGCTAAAGAACAAGAGCGTTGGCTCTACGCTGAAGGTGATGTAGCAGGAGCAGCTATGCTAGGTAAACAACTTGATTTAGAAAATTCAACAGGAGAAGATGAATGAGTTACGCAGAAGTAGAGATGGATGTTTTACGTTGGGGTGAGGCTAGAGGTATCGTGAAGAATGGTAAAGCTATCTCTCAGGCTATTAAGACGCTTGAGGAAACAACAGAGTTGCTTGATGCTATCAATCGTAACAACTTGGAAGATGCCAAGGATGCTATTGGTGATGTTGTTGTGACGTTGATCATGGTGTGTGCTATCTTGGATGTCAATCTTGTTGACTGTCTACGTGGTGCTTACACAGAAATCCAATACCGCAAGGGTTACCTCACACCAGAGGGAACATTCATTAAGGAACCAACATGAATACAGAAGTAGATGCAATTTTAGATGAGCGTGGTAAACGCTACGGCACATTTGCTGGTCAGGCAACTATGGCACAAGGTCTTAAACAAATTGTCAGAGCTAATCTTATGGCTAGAAACAAATCCCTTAAAGCAGACCAACAAGAAGCTTTGGAGATGATCTTGCACAAGATTGCTCGCATTGTTAATGGTGATCCAGACTATGCTGATAGTTGGGTAGATATTGCAGGTTACGCTAAGCTTGTTGCAGACAGACTCGAAGGGATTGAACGATGAACGGTGTTACTAATATCATTAAACAACTCTGGGAAACTGCAACTCGCACTCCCAGTGCAGAGGAACTAGCTATGCGTGAGCTTGACGAAGCTAAACGCCAACATTTGCAGATGCTTACGGCCCTGGATTACTCCAAGCGTATGGTTGACTACCATCAGGACCGCATCAAAAGACTTACAGCTTACATTGCTAAGGGAGTTGCCAATGAAGAATGAAACGTTAGCTAACTTTCCTGCTGCCATCAAAAAAGCCTTGGCACAGTCAGAGCAGGAGCCTGTGGAAAAACTAAAAACAAGCAATGTATTGCTTCGGTGTCATCGTTGCGGGTACTCAGACAAGTTGACCATGCAGATTGAATACACCACCCCACCACAGCGCAAGCAAGAGTTTATTAAGTACGAAGTCGAAAACGCTGATGATTGGTCAGAGTGGGTGTGCCCTAACCCTGATAGTTATCTGATGAAGTGCTGCGACTGCGGGTTGGTGCATGAAGCTGAATTCGGCGTGGTGCGCTACAAGTCAGAGACCGAACGTGAATACTGCGACTTTGTGGATGACCCAAACCTGCAAGCTGTGTTCCGTATGCGCCGAAGTGAGCAGCGGTCACCAGAAGATACAGCACATAGGGCTGGAGGTTTGCCTATGGAGCAGTCACCACAGCGCACATGGGTTGGGCTGACGGAGCAAGAACAAGGCGCAATCATGGAGGATTTAAACGCACATGGCACAAATCTTTATCCCTTTGCCCAAGCCATTGAAGCCAAACTCAAGGAGAAGAACACATGATCGAGTTATCAGTAACAGATGTACTTCTGTTTGTGTGGGCAGCAATTGCTACAGGCTACGCATTCAAGTACAAAGAAGAAGCACACATGAGCAAGTTTGTAATCCACAAAATTCTTAGCGATAAGAAGCTTAGAGACGAGATGACAGCAGGCTATGAGCAGGCACAACAGGAGATGAAGGCATGAACAAAGAACAGATGATTAACTTGTTACGCAGTGTTGGTGTTACTGAGAACACCATCACAGTCATGGTCAATGCTTATGACTTAGGTTTTGACATGGCTAAAGAACAGGCTGTACAGATGGCTAAAGGTTACGAGCTTAGTGTTCTTGCTGCTGATCTTGACAGGCTCACCCCATGAGCCACCCACTATCAGTGTGGGATCCAAAGAAAAGGTGTATGGTGCTCAATCCTAAAGCGTTTGATCCACCATCACCCCCTCCTAAGACTACGCTAGTCCCTGGTGTAGCTTGGGACCCTACAATTAAACCTGAACCACGTAAAAAACAAGTACGTTTAAAACCAGAGAAGCAATCAAACCTTGATCCATTAGCAGAAGCTAAGGAACAACTAGCAGAAATCAAAAGAAAGAAGCAGCATGGCAAATGAAGCAGGCAAAGGTGACAAGCAGCGACTTACTAACCACAATGTTTTTAGTAACAACTACGACATCATCTTCAAGAAAAACAAAGCAGAGCCATACAAAGTAGTTTGTGACACCTGTGGCAAACAAGTGTGGTTCGATCCCAATGACTCATACGCAGACATACACACATGCACCCCCAAAGAAAACCAATTGGCCTATCAATCCCACACAGAAAAGTAAAACAAGAATCTAAACGTACCTGGGTTTCTTTGACAGATAAGGAAGTGTGGCAGCTTGTAAACGACTGTACCGTTGGAGGTGATTTACACGCTGACAAGTTTGCCAAAGCTATTGACTCTAAACTAAAGGAAAAGAACGGTGGCTAGGAAGAAGTACAAACCAAAAGGTGTCCGTATGGATGCAGTCAGTTGGGTTCTAAAAGGACTACAACCATTCAAGACGGTTGAGTACAGCACAACGTTACGCATTAAGAATCATGCAGCTATGGATGCTCTTCGTAGAGGAGATGCAACCCTGGCGGATATAGACGTTCTTATTGGATCGTTCAATATGTGTGAGGCTTACACAATGCTTAGACCTGAACTTGGTGCAGATTGGAGTCAGGAGATCAAAGCAGGACTGGATGCTTTACATGCAGTAGGTGTTCGAGGTGTTACTAGTAAACGTTTTATCTTGAAGGCTGATGAGCTTGTTGCTATGAACTTAGTGATGGAAATTCACGACGCTCAACTAGATAGCACAACTGTTACCGATATGGAAAAAGCGATGGACCTGGTATCCAGGGAATACCGCGCTAAGCGCATGAGGCCCATCGTAACTAGGCAACAGCAAAAGTTACTAGAAACATCAAGCGAAAACTTCTAACGCTTGATTAGTGTGGGCTACTCGGTCATCAAGACCGATAGTCCCACCATTAATCTTCTTAGTTAGAGCAACCCAATTACCTGCTTCAGACAGATCATTGCAGTTATGTGTTGACCAGAACCAACCAGCAGTAAGAGCAGCATACTTTGGAGTAGCAACCAAGTCAGGCTCCATAACAAAATCAACTCCCAGTGCTTGACTAGCGTGATAATAGTTAGCATGACCAGTAAGTTGAATGCAACCCCTACCACGAAAACGATAACCATCGCCAGATGCTTCATCTCTGTTTCCCATACGTGAGCTGTACACGTTGTTAGCAATCTTACGAGGATTCTTTTCGTACTGCTTAGCAAACTCTAACGAAGGGAAACGCTTAGGCCACAACTTACAAAGAGTCTCAGCACGATAGTTCAGGTTCTCTTCAAGGATACGGAAGTTGCCACACTCGTGACCACACTGTCCAATGAAAGCAGCTTGTTGACGAGGGGTGTTGATACCAAAACGATTGAACGTTTCATTCAAAGCATCAACCCATTGAGGACCGATGTGAAGTTTTAATAACTGTGCAGCAGTAATCATTGCAGTGTATTCCTTATTGCTTCGTACCTGTCGATGCAGGAGTTGAGTTCGATGATGGCCCTGTCTCCTTCTGCGACGAGCCTGATAAGGTCTTCAACAGTCTGTCCGTCAAGTTCGGCTCTCTCTTGACCATTGTTGGTGGTAGTGGCGGCACATTCACTCTTGGAGGTGACGGGGATGTACAACCTTGGACGAGAAGCAATGATCCCAGAAAGCTTAGTTTCAAACTCTTGTTTAACAGTGACATCTTTTGCATCTTGTTCATCCTTTAACTTGTTCATCTCGGAGTTCTTTTGCGCTATCAGCAATTGATCCTCCTGTTCCTTTTTGGCATAGCCAGCATGGTGACCGTACAGGTACACACTGAAAGCGACAGCTATAGCCCCCAATATAACCCACGGGTTTGGTAGTGATGGCATTAACGTTCTCCAGCACGGGCATTTGCAATCTCTTCTCGGACATCATCAGACTCAAGATGTGTTGATGGAGTAGTTGGAGGAGGAGGTGGAACCCAAGACTCATCAAGATCTGGATTCTTAAAGTTCATCCAGTTCATACCCTGGTTGATGGGTTGAGATATAGAGGGAGTGTTACTAGGAACGGGAGCACTAACTACGGGAGGTGTGGTTGTACCATTAGCTATAGTCTGTGCTCCAGCTTGGATACCCTTGCGACTCATCACACCACCAATACCACCCACAACCAACAACACGATGTCATTCAACATCTTGGTGTAAGCCATGTCAATGGGAGCCATAGACTTGATTGGCTGCACAACAAAGGTAACAGAGTACAGCAGAGCAATGACAATGAACGCTAGGATCAAAGTCACTACACCTACAACAAAACCCCAGACCAGGGTTTCAATTTCTTCAACGCTCCGATGACGCTGCTGATTGTGATTGCTCAATTTTCTTCTCCAATACAGGGGCTACAAGATATTCAGGACACGTTTGGGTGAACTGACAACGAGGTTTCTGACACTCAGGATTGTTAAAGGCATCTGGATTTTGGCAAGTGTATCTGTAACGATCTTCACATGCTACTAGTAACAGACTACTCAACAGGATCAATGCGAGGTTTTTCATTGCGCTTTCTTTCCTTTTCTTCTAGACGTTGGATCATGGCCTCAGCTTTCTTCAATTGCTTATCCGTATGGATAACAACAAACGACAGCAACATAATGCAAAAGATAATAAGAGTAACAATAGCTACCCAAAACCAGAACTCCCTCATAGAGTGAAATACATTCCAATCAGTTGAAGAAACCCCATTGCCACTGCTACTACGTAAGTTACCTTGCCGATCAGGATTTCCTTGCGGTGTTCTAGTCGCCATCTGTTATCCCGATCTCGTTTAGCTTTCAGTTCACGAGCAACTTCTTGCTCTTCTAGAATCTCATCGTACTTAGCAAGAAACTCCTTGTACATTGAACCTAGTCCCAGGGACTCAGGTGTTCCATAGATCATGGCTTGTTTCAATTGAGCAGACAGTTGATTCATTTGCCATTCCATTTCAATCCTATCAATCGCACTGTCAGCAACTTTGTCTGTAGTCAAAGCAGCCTCTTCAAGTTCTCGACAATGCGCTTTGAGTTGACGCATAGCTTCAAAGTAGATCTTTAAGTTTTCACAGATTTCGTGGACCGCACGGGCTTGGAATTCTTCGTAGGAGAGTTCTTCTTCACGCTGCTTGACCTTGGTTTTCTTTGGTTCAATTTGTTTTTCAACTGTACTTGCTGAGACAGATACAGATTTAGCTGGTCTTGAGCCTGAAAGAAGTCCTGTAATCCAGCCCCAGATTCCTGTGACTTCGGAGTAGATGGCTTTTGCGTCGGCAATTCCACCTTCGACTTGCTTCTTAAACTTTCCAATTTCAGCTTTACCTTCTCGTAGCATTTGACAACCAGCAGTGATAGCACTGACCGCACTTTGTGCCATAAGGAGAAGAGAGATTGGATCCACATTAGATTAATCCTAGTTAAGTTGGAGCTGTGTATGCAGTAACAATGCCGTTAACTACAGTCATAGAGCCATCTGTTCCTGCAACAGTTATCTTAGCCAACGCTACAGTTGCAGATATACCAGTGTTCTCAGTAGCCATAGTACCCAAACCAAGGTTAGTCCTAGCTGTACTAGCAGAAGCTAAGTCAGAAAGATTGTTAGCTCTATAAGCATACGTCGTATCTGTACCAGTAGGAGAGTAAGCAACAGTCCAACTAGGAACACCAGCAGCAGTCATTTGCAACAAAGATGTAGCAGCAGGACCAGCTAACCTAGTCAAGTTATTAGTAGCATTGCTATAAATGATGTCCCCAGTGTTGTAGGTCGTAAGACCAGTACCACCATACTCAGGTTGAATAGGAACATCAATGTTAGCTGCCGTACCAAACACCCTATCACTAAGTCTTTGGAACCAGTCTCTCCAGACAAAGCTTTCCCCAATAGGGTTCTGAGGGATAGGGGTTTGAGTAGCCATGTTTATTTACCCATCTTTCTATCCATCTCTTCTCTGCGTTTACGAAGCATGTTGCCCTGCTTGATGTGTTCAGGAGTCATCTTCTCCCGACCAGCAGCAATCTCTTTTTCTCTGTACTTGTAAGCCAACTCTTTAGTTTGCAACTCACGTTCAGCAGCTTTCAACTTACGTTGTTCAGGAGTAGAGCCATAGACAGGGAAGCCCATTGTTCCTAGTAACGCACGCTTAGCACCTTCACCTTCAGGAGCACTCATAGCAGCAGACACCTGGAAAGGAAGAGCGCCACTAGCAGCAGTCAAGATTCTATTTGTTGCACTACGATCAACCAACTTAGGAGCATCAGGAGAAGCGTACTCTGTACCAGCAATGCCAATCATCAAAGCTTTAGGAATAAAGCCAAGCTTGTTAGACAATGTTTTATCTGGATCCATAATCCAGTGGACAGGTTCCATAGCGTGCTTCATAGCTTGCATAGACGTACCATCTGGGAACTCAATACGTGTTGGATCTTTGTTCTCCCACACAGGACGACCAGCAACCATCAAGTTAATAGTATTAATTAAAGTCAAGTAAGTCAAAGCAGTTTTAAACTGATACAACCTAGCATAATCAGCTTTAGTTGTGGGATTAATCATCCCTTTAATACCCTCAACAGGACTTAACTTAGTAGGGTTCAAACTCTTAGGCAAAGCTGCACTAAAAGCACGAAGAGTAGAGATGGTCCAGTCAGGAGCAAACAGAGCAAGCTGCAAACCACGACGACCTTGTGGACTGTAAGCAGCCATAGCCATGCGTTTAGCAAACTCATTCTGAGTACTAGTAGCGGCATCAAACCAATTTAAACCACCAAAAGAATCGTTAACAAATCTTGCAATCTCTAGACGAGCTGCATCTTCATCAAATGGTTTGCCTTCTTTAGCTGCTTGCAAACGAGCACGATCTAAGTAAGCGTCAGCAACCATGAGCTTACCGCCAGTGTGCAAGTAATCCCAGGTGTACTTATCAAACAAACCAAGTGTGTACTTCTCAACTGTAGACAAGGAGCTTTCAAGCACACGAGTCTTAGGCCCATATTTGCCAATCATTGTGTCAGCAAACTTACCCATAGAAGTTAAGACACCACGAGACACATCTTCTGGAGAATCTAATTGCAGTTTAGTTTTAATCCACTTGTCTACGTTATCTCCAACACCACCTCTTCGGTATTGATTAACAGCTTTAGTGATAGCAGATAACTCAAGTTCTTTACCAGTAAGTTTCTTCACACCTTTCTCAACAAGAGGAAGAACAATAGCTTCTTTAACAGGAGTCCAAATTGGAATTTCAGCACTAGATAAAACTTCCATCAAAGACTTAGCATGGAAGAACGAACCAACAACGTTAATGCGTTTAGTAACTTGAGAGACAAATCCCAAAGCATCCATTAGTTTTCCAGGGCCAGCATCAAAAACAAACTTCAAAGCAGGCAACAAGTCAGGATGTACTGCATAGCCAGCCAACTCAGAGTTGTCCATCACCTCCCAACCATGAGGCAGAGGATCATCCTTAGTGATAGGACGAATAAGTGACTCACCTGCTTCATTACGAACTTGTTTTAAGTTAGTAATGAGGCTTTTGTTTTCAATTGCTTTCTCAACAGCATGGGCATAGTCAGCATAAATGTCAGCAAGATTGTCAGACTTCAATTTGAAGCGGTAGTCTTTACCATTCTCTGCCAACCAACCATTGATGCCATCAAGGTGACGTAACAGATCTGCACGAGTCTTTAGACGACGAGGTTCACCATACTTGGTAGTAGTTTTAGTACCACCACTACCTCCCTCACCTTTACCAAAGATGTCCTTCATGAACTGCTCAAGCGCACCTGGAGGAACATCGCCTTCAGACACAACATTACGAGCAACGTAGTTTTCATGCCAGCCATTGATAACGCCTGCATCTAATGCGCGCTTACCAAGGTCATCCATGAATGTGCGGAACTTGTCAGCAATGGTCTTCTCTGCACCTTCAAGCTTGTCACCACGATCAATCTTGTAAGTAAGATCTTCTAGATTGACTTTATCTTTTTTAGCAATCTCTAAGATGTCAGCTTTGTTGTTACTAGTAACACGTTCACCAGCAAGCCTGTTGTCTAAGTTAATGCCAACAAACTTTTCTGTTTCTTTTACAGGTTCAAGCCAAGTCTTCTTGTACTCTTTATAGCCTTCATAGAACTCAATAGCAGCTTTGTCACCAGACTTCTCGTAGATCTCTACAGCAGTTTTGTAGAAGTCATCTTCGTCTTTCATGTCACGAGGATCAGGTTTGCTTTCCTCTTCACGCATCATCTCTTTAACAGACTTAGATGCAGCAGTAGTGGGAGTAACACCATCTTCTCTAGTAAAGTTTTTAGAACGAGAGACAAGCTCAATGCCTTCATCAAGCACTTCATCTAAAGCAGTCTTGTCTTTCTTAGAGATGTTCAAGCCTTCACGCACAGCCTCTTTAAACTTACCCCACAAAGAACCAGACTCTTGACGTTCACCAACTTTAAGTGAAGCCAATCGTTCTTGAAACTTTTTGTCAGTGAAAGCTTCTGAAACAAACTCATGTTCATCCATAAAGCCGTAGTCACGGCCTGGATCTTCACCTTTGATGTACTTGTCGTAAGCAATTGCAGCTTCTTCAGGAGTAGTACGACCTGCTGCAATCTCTTTGTCAAGGGCTAGACGCACATCGTTGTGGTGCATCTCTTGGTATTTAGTAAACAGCTCTTTGATTTTGATAGCAGCTTTACTTGTACCTTCATTGAGAAGACGATGAGTGCCAGCATGAATGGCTTCATGCAACAGTGTGCGAAGACTACCACCTTTACCAAGTTGAACACCGTGGACTTTACCGCCTGTGTACAAACCTTTAGCTTCTTTTATTTCACCAGTTCTTGCATCTGTGTACTCAATGTGTTCGTTAGTAAAGCTAAGCTGTGCATCACGAATATAAGGGGATTTGTTAAGAGCAGCAATTAAAGTGTTAGTTGTTTTTCCACCAACACCAGTACTCTTTATGAGATCAAAAGCTTCACCAAGAGTTTTAGTGTTACGCAGATGGTCATGCAACTCTTCCCAAGTAGGACGAGATTTATCTGCAAACTCTACAGCAGGCATGTCTGCACGCAGTTGATCTAGTTCTTGTTGCAGTTCTGCTGCACGTTGGTTATGTCGAGCTGCTTCACCTTCGTTGCCTCTTCCAAGAGCTTCTTCAGCCAACAACTCAGTACTTAGAATTTTATTTTCTTTGTTACTAATAGCTGTTCTGTAGTCATCACGAGTAACCAATTGCTCAGATGCAGGAGCAGTAGTATCAGCAGGTGTTTCAGAAATAATAAAGCGTTCATCACCTGCATTACGCAAGTCTTGGCTACGTAAACCTACATCTGGTTCTACCAATTTGGGACCAGTCTTAGTTACATCTCTGTACTTAGGTTCTGTTGGGCCGTACTGTTTAACAATTTCTAATTTTTGTTTTAAGTCTTTAATCTCTGTTCTGAGATTAGAAGCTGTGTTGTATGCGTCTGATCGCTCTGCATCAGCAAGCTTTTGCTCTAAAGAAGCAATGTCATTAGTAATAGACTCTACAGTTTTACTAGGAGACACCATCTCCTTGGTCACATAGGTTTCTACAGGAACTTGTCCTGAAGTACCAACACGTTCAGCAGCTTCTTTACGAGTCAGGAAGTTACCACGTTCATCCACAAACCCTTGTTCATGGGTATCAGCAAGTTCAATCTTCTGTTGTTCGTCGTGAGCTTTACCTACACGCAACAACTCACCAGTTTGTTTATCACGGAAAGCAGCCTCAACTACAGGCACTTCTGCATTTTGTTTTAATAAACGCTTCTTTAAGCTATCAATCAAAACAGCACGTTCTTCTGGTGTTGTAGCTTCAGTAGACTTAGGTGGAAGATCACCCCTGTCAGTGTTACTAGTAACGTCAGGCGTTACTTGTTTAACTCCACCTGGAAGAACACTAGAAATTTTTCCACCAATACGCTCACCAATAGCAAGAGGAATCTGTCCTAACCTATTAACACCAGGCATAGCTGCACCTGCTGCTGTAGCAGCGGCTACTTTCCAAGGAGTAATTTCTCCTTCAGACGCTAGCTCAGTACCAGCTTCTAAGCTACCTTGCAGTCCACCAGAGACAGCGCGTTGACCAGTAGGAGTAGATGCTAAACGACTAAGTGTGCCTAGTTTTTGAGCAGCAGTAACAGCAGTCTTAGGAGATGTACCAATTAAACCAACTCCAAGTTCTGTAAGGAATGTGGATGTTGGATTTCTTTGTTGCTGAAGTTTACGTTGTTCAAATCCTTGTGGATCAACCAACTCTTCTAACATGTCTTGTACTTTTTTAGCAGCACCTGATGCAGCAAACGCTGTACCAAGTCCACCACCAAGAACAATAGCACCACCAATAACACCAGCAAAGGGTCCAAGAACAGGAGCAGTAGCTGCTGTAGCAGCCGCACCATAAGGTGCAGCAACAGTAGCACCAGCACTAAAACCTGTAAAGGCAGCACCAGTAGGAAAAAGTGATTTTCCAGTAGTGTTAACAATGTTACTAGCAACATCGCTAACAACTTCATTAGGCTTCATACCAGGCTTGGGGTACACACCAAATGCAGCACCACTTCTACCCTCTATAGGAGCAGATGCTGACGGAGTTAAAGGAGCAGGAGCAGGAACAAGATCATCAAAAGAAACATCAGCTCCTTTGGTAGAAGCCGTTGATTGTTTTGGAATCAGGTCATCAAAGGAGATGTCATTTGCCATACGTTACTTTTGAGGTGTGTAGTTAACGTTGTAGCCCTTCTCTTTCAGTCGAGCAACAACTTTTTCAGGGTCAGCACCATTTGCAATGGCTTGATTAGCTTTGTCCAGTATATCTTGAGGGATCTGTCCAGCAGTAGGTTTGTTACTAGGAACTTCTTTGCCTGATGGCTTAGCAGGTGCAACAGGCTTAGCCTCTGGCTTTGCTTCTGGTTTACCTGCTCCCTCATCTTTTGGTTTGGCGTACAATTCAAGTTCAGTAGACAAGTTTTCAATAACAGTTTTCTTGCCTGGGAAATCAGGAGCACTGATAGCAAGATTCAATTCTTTTTGAACTTGGCTACGACGGAAAGCATCACGTTTAGCAACAGCAGTTTCATAAGCAGTTTTTGTTTCTTCAGTAGGTTCATCACGATTTGGACGATACCAACCAGTAACTTTGCTTTTTGTTTGAGCCATGTCAGCAGCTTCAACGTCAGCATCAAGCTTCTCTAAAGTCTTACGACCAGAGCGTTCAATGTTTTCTTGTGCATTCTGGTAGATTTTCCAGTCACGCATATCACGATCACTGTTACCACCAAGCCTACGTTCAGTCATAGCATTCTCACGAATGCGAGCAATACGTTCACGAGACTGATTGATTAGTTCTTGTTTCTGAGCTTCAATCTGTTTAAGTTGCACACCAATTTGACCTTTAGCATTTAGCATGAGGTTCTTAGAAGCTTCCTTCTTCTCAGCTCCAGACATACTTGCCCAGTTTTCAGCACCAACTTTTTGAACAAGAATGTCACGAGTAGCTTTTGGTAAACGACCAACAAACTCATCAATCTTGTCATCTTCTACAGCAGCAATAACGCCATAAGCATTACCAATTTCTTGAGCATCTATGTCCAATTGCTTCTGTTGATTAGCAATCTTCTTAGCATCAAATGTTTCAGCAGCAGCAATAGACTTAGCACCGTTTTCTACATCAGATGCTAACATCTGTGTAGCACCAGACATGCGTAAGACTTTGCCGTAATCTTGTTGAGCAAGAGCTTCTTGAAACTCAGGAGTCTGTTGCAACTCTTTAAGTTTTGCACGTGAGTTTTCAGAAGCTTTAAAGTTTGAGTCTGCTACTAAGTTAGCAAGCTTAGCCTTTTGAGTATTAGCAATTGTTTGTTCAGCTTTAGCTAGACCTACATCTTGAGCCACAGGTGCAGCACCCATGTTCTCCATAAGAGTCATCGTAGCATCACTACCCTTAGCTACATCGGTCATTAAAAGTGCCATAGTGTGCTTTCTTTACATCCAGGGATCCGACATCCAAGACGCATCTCCAGAGCCTGTGAATGTAGATTGGGGAATGACATCGTAGCTAGTAGTCCAAGCTGGAGAATTACCTCCATATATACCTTTAAGTGCAGTAGCTGTAGCACCAAGACCTTGCATAAAACCAGCATTGTTTAGGTTGTCTTGGTTAACACCCATGCCAACAGCAGTAGCAGGGTTGTTAGTTGCACCAGAACCTTGAGCAAGACGGTTTAAGTAGTCAGTCATAAACCCGTAGTAGCCTTTTTGTGCTGTCTGTTCTAGAGCAATTTGTTCGTTGCCAGAACGTAGCATCCCAGATGCAGCCGAGCTACGCTTAGAAGCCTCTAGAGCAGGATCCATAATCCCAGATTTAAACTGAGAGAATCCTGGCATTTGGGTAATGTCTTGTTTGTCAGTAGATGTGAGAGCACCACTATACAAAGCACCTAAGTTAGCACGGTAAGGAGCAAATGGATCAGCAGCCGCAGCTACACCAGAACCACTACCTCCGCCAACTTGACTACCGCTACTTGGACCCATGCCTAAAGCGTTAGTAATGCCGCCTCCAGTTAAAGAGTTAATACCTACAGCTAAAGCTACGTATGAACCAGACATTTTATTTGCCTTTCCAGAGATTGTTTATTTTCATAATCTGTCTGTAGTCAATGGTGATCTCTTCACCCAAGTCTCCACCAGGAGTACCTTTGATGTTCCTAATTGATACTAGGAACATATCGCCTACGTCATTCTTAAACGCCATTGCATTAGGATTCTTAGAATGGTTAATCAGATACCCCGCAGGAGTTCTACAACCACCTAATCTCATAGGTGCAATGATGCTATTGATTGGGATAGCAGCAGTAGAGAACATGCCTTTACCTTGGATGGGGGAGTTGCCAGCACAAATGCTATAGCTACCATCTGGAAAAGGAATGCAATCTTCTCTGTGCTTAGATACTAGCTCGATGTCTTCAACAGTCCAACCAGACTCTTCAACCATAGCTAAGAAGTCTTGACGATCTTCTTCAAACAAGGGATAAAGTTTCTTTAGCTGTCTTGCTTGATGTTCTTTGAGGTCATCAGGAGTAACAAACAATGTAGACTCAAGATACTCAACGTCTGTGCTGTTAGACACGTAGATATTTTGCCACACAACATCTTCTAAAGTAAGACCTAATTTGCTACCAGCCTTGGCAACAAACATGTGTGGAGCAGTAAGAATTTGAGGATCACCATCAGTATCAATGACTTTTAAGCTGCCTTTAAGCAGCACATTCATGTGTTCTGACACATGCTCTAAGCCTACAACTAATGTTCCAGCAGGGTAATGGGCTTCACGGATGTAAAGACCGCCACCAAACCTGTGGATAGTAGAGATTTCACACTGTTCTTCTTCTAGTAAAGCTTTAGCCAAAGCCATTTTGCTTTCTGTAGTACGAAGATCAAAGCCTTCTTTTGTGGTTACATTACCAACAATCTCTACAACTTGATCCAAGGTTATCTCCTATAACGTCCACCACCCACTGCTTGCTCTTGATCCATCTCACCAATACGGAAGTCAACTTCTGCACCATCTAAACGTAAAGGAACGTTGCTAGTACACAAAAACTCCCATGCCCTACGACGATCAGCTCCACTAAGGTAGACCTGAGAACGCTTAGCATTGAGGTCAACTGGCCTATAACTAGACCAAGTATTGTAGTCATCACCTGTATGACGTATCTGCATAGTGCCTGCTACTTTGTCCCCAATGATCTCTAACCTACCAAAAAACTTACGTTTAGTAGTCCCGTTGTCTGAGATGTCAGTAACTGTACGACAGTAGATTTGCTCTCCATCATCTTGATAGACGTTGACATCTAGTTCGTAAATCTCAGCAGTGTCGTCATCTAGTATGTATGGAACACCTTGAACTTGAGCGTAGTACGTAGGACGAAAGTAGGATTCGTAGTATGTACCAGGGTTAGGTTGATCGTTAGATGCCATAGCCCATTGGGTCCATGTGTACCACATCTTTTCATTGATGTCATACACAAGTGTTTTGTTAGTGTTGTGCAGAGTCAAGATGTACAGGGTATGCCCACTGATTGTGTAGCAGTAAGCAGATACTTCTGACAGATTATCAGCACCAAGATGTTTATCAATGTTGTGTGTAGATACACGAATAGGAGACACACCATCCATCAGATACACAGACCGACCATAGGTCTTACTAGTTCCAATCCAAAGGACAGTGTTGCTAGTAGAAACAATGGAATCAGGAGCAGCACAACCAACTTCGTTGGTGTAGCTTTGAGCTACGCCTAGTGGAGAACCTGTAGCATTACCAGCATCGTAAAAGAACTGTGTGCTTACATTACCAAAAGCTACAAGGTAGTTCAAATGCTTTGCAATACCAACTAGGTTATCAGCAGTCTGTTCAAACGTTACGTAGTCTAAGGCTCCCCAAGTTGTTGGATCACCAACAGCAGAGTTGTAGATGCGGTTAGTAGATGTTCCTAAGAACAAATAGTTGTTGAGATACACAGCTCCTGCTACATACGGAGCAGTAGGCAAGGTAGTCATAGTCACAAATGCATATGACGAGTTCAACAAGTAGCCAGTTACTTTGTTGTGGAAGAACAGTTCTGCATCTAAGAACGTTTTAACAAAGTAGCTTTGGCTAGTTGATGTAGACGTAGTACCAACAGTAGTTTTAGTCCAGTTACTTGGATTAACTTTATAAACAGTGTTAGCAAGAATAGCAATTAAGAAGCTACCAAACCCTGCTAAACCTTGGCTATCCACAG